ATATACACCCGTAACCACCCCCCCCCTTGGTGGGCGTTACTAGCAAGGGACTCCTATGCCCTCGAAAAAAATTTCGCAAACTGTGCTTCAAGAGCATGAGCGTCGGCTGCTACAACTCCGCGAAGACCCGACATTATTCGTGAGAGTAATATTGGGGGCCGAACCACAGCCTTGGCAAGAAGAAGCACTCTTGGCAATACGCGACAACGATAGGGTCGCAATAAGGTCGGGACACGGCGTCGGAAAAACTGCGTTTCTAAGCTGGGTCGTTCTCTGGTGGATGCTAACGCATTACCCGGTAAAAGTGGCTTGCACGGCAAACACCGCAAGTCAGCTTGGCGACGTACTCTGGCCCGAAATAAACAAGTGGGGCAGAAAGCTGCCAGAGGTGTTCCAAAGCCAACTAGAGTTCAAGTCTGACAAGATCGAATTAAAAGGCGGTGCCGACAGCTTCGCAGTCGCACGGACAAGCCGCAAGGAGCAGCCAGAAGCCCTGCAAGGGTTCCACAGCCCACACATGCTTTTCGTCGTAGACGAAGCATCGGGCGTACCAGATATTATTTTTGAAGTCGGCCAAGGCGCAATGTCAACAGAGGGTGCAAAGACCGTAATGGTCGGCAACCCTACAAGGTCGTCGGGATATTTCCACGACGCTTTTCACCGCAACACAGAAAGATGGTGGACGCGGCGTGTCGGTTGCAACGAGGCAAACTCTGTCTCCGATGGGTTCATTGACGACATGAAGCGTCAGTATGGCGAAGACAGCAATATATACCGGGTGAGGGTATTAGGAGAGTTCCCAGAAGCAGATGACGATGTGGTAGTTCCGCTTCATCTTATCGAAAGCGCGGTGACGCGGGACGTTGAGGCGACCGAAACCGTCATGCCAGTCTGGGGGCTTGATGTGGCTCGATTTGGGGATGACCGAACTGCTTTATGCAAGCGGCAAGGTAATGCCCTTATCGAACCCATTAAGTCATGGCGCAACAAGGATTTGATGGAAATATGCGGCATAATACTTACTGAGTATGACAGTACACCGTACCCTGACAGGCCCAGCGAAATACTGGTGGACAGTATCGGCTTGGGCGCAGGGGTCGTAGACCGCCTGACAGAAATGGACTTCGGCCCCGAAATTCGTGGCATAAATGTTGCCGAAAGCCCTGCATTGGGGCAGCGATATGGTCGCTTGCGCGATGAACTTTGGTTCAAGGCGCGGGAGTGGCTGGAAGCGCGTGACGTTTGGATGCCACAGGATGACGAGCTTACTTCCGAACTGTCGGGAGTTAGGTTCAAATACCTGTCGTCTGGAAAACTAAAGGTCGAGAGCAAAGACGAAATGAAACGGCGGGGGCAAAAGTCGCCAGACTTAGCTGATAGCTTTGTTCTGACATTTGCCTCACAAGCCAGTCGAGCATCTTCGGGTGCAAGCTATGGGTTTAGCCGTGAGCTAAATTACAATGATAGCGGGTGGATTGTTTGAGCAAGATTATTGAGTTTCCAAAGCTGTATGAAAGCATCTTTCACGAAGCTGTGGGCGTAAAGATTAGCCCGACAGTTTGCTCAGACGACATGGACTGCGCGTATTACGCTTTGAGCGTATCGGCATCGGGGCTGGAAAATGCTTCTAAAATAACGCCCGAAGCTATTTTGCACGGTGCTTTGGTGGTTGCCGCACAGTCGGCTCTGGCGGCTGGTTACAGCCAAAAGAACTTCGAGGACTTGTGCAAGTCAATAAAGTTTATTTCCGAAACACCGCCTGACAAGGCGTGTTAGCAAGGGTTTGCAATGGACAACATTGATGTAATTGGGCTGCTGAACGCAGGCTATGCTTCTCCAAGCATGTCAGCAATGACACCCCCGCCGACAGTTAATGCTATTCCTTCCGGCTTGCTGTCGTCGGGGGAAGCTGTCACGGCTCCGATGAATACCAGAGGAATGTACAACTTGTTGGGCGATGTTCCTTTTAGCGTATCGCCGGGTGGTGAGGTTTACACTCCACCACCAGTTCCACAGTTTAGCTTTCCTTTTTTTGGTGGCATTGATGGTTTCAGGCTTCCCACCTTTGGCCCCCTTGCGGGTCTATTCGGAAACATCGGTGCTTACGGAAGCCCCTTCTAGCAGTTGAGCGTGTAAGTAATGGCTATCACATATCGCGGTGAGCGTTTCTCAGGATACAACAAACCGAAAAGAACCCCCGGCAAGTCGAAGAAATTTGCAGTTCTGGCGAAGCAGGGAGAGACAGTCCGGTTGGTTCGTTATGGCGATCCTAAAATGACGATTAAGAAAGCTAACCCAGCGCGGCGCAAATCGTTCCGCGCACGACACAAGTGCGACACAAGCCCCCCGTCGAAACTAACAGCGCGGTATTGGTCGTGCAAAAAATGGTGAGGTGAGCATGGCATACGGAAAATCTTACGGATCGGGAACGAAAAAAACCAAGAAGAAAAAAACGGCTAAAAAGCGCACAACGAAAAGGTCTGCATAATGGCTAAAGGTGTTGCACATTATTTTCGTGATGGCACCCGTCACAAGGGTGGCAGTCATAAAATGCCAAATGGAGAGCTTCATAGCGGAGCGCGTCACATGGCTTCTAGTAAGAAACTTTTTCACTTTGGCGAGTTGTCTAAGACAGCGCAAAAGAAAGCGAGAAAACGGACATGAACAATATGCAGGGCATGTACATCCGTAAAACATATATCAAGCCTCGCAAGAAAAACATGATGGATGTTGCCGAAAAGGTCGCTGAAAAAGTGTCGGAAGGCATGGCAGACGATAAGCCTAAAAAACGTAAGAACCGCAAAAACTATAAGAAAAAAGTCGCCAATCAGAAGGTTGGCAAATACACGACGGAAACGTAATGTCTCGCGCTGTTCCTACTGATAAAGCAAAATATGCCCGTGCATTGGCAAAGGTAAAGCGTCGAGTGAAGAAATGGCCTTCGGCCTATGCTTCAGGCCAAGTTGTGCAAGAGTACAAGCGCATGGGCGGCAGATACAGGACACGGAAAAATGGCAAAGCCTAAAGGTGGCCTAACTAAGTGGTTCAAAGAAGATTGGGTTGATATTTCGACTAAAACCAAGTCGGGAAAACACCCCAAATGTGGGCGCAAAACTGGCTCTGGCAGGGGCTACCCAAAGTGTGTACCCGCCGCCAAAGCAGCGCGAATGACCGCATCACAGAAAAAACGTGCTGTTGCGCGTAAACGTGCAACAAATCCAAGTCGCGGCAGAAGCCCGACTTACGCAAGGACATAAGATGGCTATATCCGAACTTGATTTCCGTTCGATTGTTTCGAGCGAAATCTCAAACGCATTGAATTACTACGATACTGAGTTTAGCCAAGACCGCATTGACATCATGTCATATTATCTTGGCGAAGGATTTGGCAACGAAGTTGAGGGTCGGAGCCAAGTTGTCGCCACAGAGGTCAGCGACACTATCGAATATGTAATGCCTTCTTTGATGAAAATATTTTCACAAAGCGGTCAGTATGCGCGGTTTGTCGGGAGACAGCCAGAAGATGTTGAGGCCGCAGAGCAGGCCACAGAGCTTGTAAACTTTGTTATCAACAATGACAATTCCGGCTTCCGTGTCATTCATAATTTTATGAAAGACGCGCTTTTATTTAAAATGGGTGCGGTCAAGTTTTTCTACGATGAAAACGAGCGCACAAAAGAAGAAGAATATGAAGGTCTGACGGAAGACGAACTGTCTCTGCTTGTAGCTGATCCCGATGTAGAGGTGATTGAGCAAGAGCAAGTCGAAGTCGGGGTGACAGACGTAAACGGTGCAGAAGTACCGTTGCAAGTGACGTTTAATGTCAAAGTCAGAAAAACAGAAATGACCGGGCAAGTCAGAATTATCAACGTGCCGCCCGAAGAACTGATTTTTAACCGCCGTGCCACATCTCTTGAGGACATTAACTTTATTGCACACCGTTCACAGGCAACAGTCAGCGATCTTGTTGCGATGGGATACGACCAAGAACAGGTCGAGCAATATGCAGGGGCAAACGATTTAGACGACGAGCAAGAACGTCACCAGCGTTTTGAAGACCTTGAGGGTGGGCCGGATCACGAAAGCAGCGACCCAGCTATGCGCGAGGTTCTTGTCACTGAGGGTTATCTTTACTGCGATTACGATGGTGACGGTATCGCAGAACTGCGTCGGTTTGTGGCCTTGGGCAATGGTGCCGAAATTGTAGAAAACGAGCCTTGGGACGTAATTCCCTTTGCCATACTTTCGCCAATATTGATGCCACACCGTATGGTCGGGCGTTCTGTTGCCGAAATGGTCATGGACTTGCAGCTAATCAAATCCACCGTTCTGCGGCAGATGCTAGACAATCTGTACTTGTCGAACAACAGCCGCGTCGTCGCTGTCGAGGGCCAAGTTAATCTTGATGATCTTTTGACATCAAGGCCGGGTGGCATTGTTCGCACCCGCGCACCCGGCATGGTGCAACCTCTACAGGTGCCTCAGATTGGGGCGCAGGCATTTCAAATGCTGGGGTACATAGACGAGGTTCGTGACCAGCGCACAGGATTCAGCAAAGCGTCGATGGGGCTTGACCCTAACGCATTGCAGTCAACAACGGCTGCGGCGGTCAACGCAACAATACAGGGCGCACAGTCAAAGATTGAAATGATTGCCCGTGTTTTTGCAGAAACGGGCATGAAAGACTTGGCAAAGGGCGTTTTGCATTTGTGCCAAAAGCACATGAGCAAAGAGCGTACTATTCGTATTCGCAATGAATATGTCGCCCTAGACCCCCGCGCATGGGACAACGAGTTTGACATTGAAGTAACTGTCGGCCTTGGCACTGGCAACGAAGACCAAAAGGTTGCAATGCTGGCGCAAATTTCAGGCAAGCAGCAAGAGATTTTGCAACAGCTTGGGCCTAGCAATCCGATTGTCAGCGTTTCGCAATATGTGAACACGTTGAAAAAGATTGCAGAGAGCGCAGGGTTTAAGGACACCGACCAGTTCTTTAGAAGCGGTGCAGAGGTCGATCAGGCACTTGCAGCGCAAGCTGAACAACAGTCTCAAGGCAATCCGGCTATGGAGATTGAGCAGCAAAAACTGCAAATGCAGATGCAGCTAGACCAGCAAAAACTGCAAATGCAGATGGAGTTGCAGCGTGAAAAAGCCACCGCAGAACTGGCTTTAGAGCGTGAGAAGTTTGCCGCAGAGATTGCATTGCGCCGCGATGAGCTTAACGCAGAACTGTCGTTGAGAGAGCAGAAGATTGCTCTTGGCGGCAGCGTCAGCACTAATCTTCCGAGGGCGTAATGGCTGATCTTGATAAAGAGCTAGACCGTGCGGCCCGCGCGCAGGGCATACTGAAAGACCCGATTGTTGAAGATGCTTTTGAGGAACTTGAAAAAATCTACACGCAAGCATGGCGGGAAAGCCCAGCGCGTGACGAGGAAGGTCGGGAAAAGATTTATCACATGATGCAAGCTCTCATAGCTTTGAGGCAGCATTTTGAGTCTGTCGTTATGACAGGTGAACTAGCCAAGACGCAAATCGAGGATTTACGAACTGGAAAGCGTCTAATGTAAACAGGAGAAAACTGTTATGAGTGAAAGCAGTATCCCGGAAGGGACTGGCCCACTAGGGATGGCAGATGCCATCGAATCTCTTTTGAATACTCAAGCCCCCGTCGAGGCAAGCGAAAGTAGTCAAGAGCCACCCGCCGAAGCTGTGGAAGCAGAGGCACCCGAAGTTGAAGAAGTTGAAGTCGAGGCCGTCGAAGACCAAGCCGAAGCTGATGCCGATGACACTGAGGAGTATGAGACTGAGGCCGAGGCCGAAGAAGTTGAATACTATACCGTCAAAGTTGATGGCGAGGAGATGGATGTCACAGCAGATGACCTTATCAAATCCTATCAGCTAGAAAGCACCGCTCAAAAACGCCTATCCGATGCAGCAGAACAGCGTAAAACGCTTGAGACAGATCGGACGGCATTAGAGCAAGAGCGCGAACGGTACGCTCAAGGTCTTGCTGCGCTTGAGGCGCAACTTACCCAAACCAACGAGCCTACCCAAGAATATTGGGACAAACTCTACGAGGAAGACCCTTTGGAGTTTGTAAAACAACGCGAGGCAATGCGTGATCGTGAAAAGGCGATGCAAACTGTTCAGGAAGAACGTCGGCAAGTCATTCAACAACACGCAGCGCAAGAGCAAGTAAAACTTTTGGATCGTATCCCTGAATGGCGCGACCCAGAGGTGGCAACCCGCGAAAAGGCGGGGCTAATTAAATTTGCTCAACGTATGGGGTTTACTGACAACGAACTATCGCAAGTGGTGGACAGCCGACTTGTAGACGTTCTGCGTCGAGCGCACCTGTACGATGTTTTGCAGTCAGAAAAGCCTGCTGCAAAGAAAAAAGTCGCAAAGGCTCCGAAAATGGTTAAGGGCGGTAAGCCGAAGACAAGGCAAGATGTTGCTTCCGAGAAAAAGCAAAAGGCTTTTGATCGTCTTAAAAAGACTGGCAGCAAAGAAGCTGCGGTCGATTTTCTACTTAACCGCTAACGCCAAGGAGTATTTAACATGGCTACGCAAACAACCGCAATCGCCATTGGCGAAAGGGAGGATCTTTCGGACATAATTTCGAGGATCGACCCATCCGAGACCCCAATTTATTCGGCTCTCTCGAAAGAAACCGTGCGAAACACTGTATTTGACTGGCTCGTTCAGGAACTTGCAAGTGCCGCATCGAACAACTATGTCGCAGAAGGCGCAGATGCCTCTTTTGCAACACCCACTCAAGCAGTACGTTTCTCAAACGTAACGCAAATCTCGCAAAAAGACGCAGCCGTTTCCGGCACGTTGGACAGCGTAGACACTGCGGGGCGAGATCGTGAATCAGCCTACCAAAAAGTTTTGAAGGGACTTGAGCTGCGTAGAGACATGGAAAAAATGCTTGTTGTGGACAACGCAAAAGCAACAGGTGCCACCCGCGAAACAGCAGCACTTTCAAGCTGGATCACCAATGTTAGCGTTGGTGGCGGCTCTGGTGCCGCGCCCACGGGTGACGGTTCTGATGTTCCCACAGGTGGAACAGACCGTGCTTTGACACTGGCACTGATTGATGCAGCGCACCAAGCCGCTTACGAGGACGGAGGCAACCCATCTTTGTTGGTTCTTTCTCCATCCAAGAAAGCTGCTTTTAGCGATCTGTCTTCGGGTTCAGTTGCAACAAACCAAATCCAGTACACGGCTCCTCGTGAAGCCGCGATTGTTGGATCGGTTTCGCTTTATTTGAGCGACTATGGTGAGCTTTCAGTGGTTATCGACAGGCAAATCGGCAATGACCGAATTTATCTGCTCGACAGCGACTATGCCAGCATCGTAACTCTGCCGGGTCGTGACTTTGCTGTCACTGATCTGGCGAAAACTGGTGACGCATCCAAGTTCCAAATCATTACAGAATTTGGACTGAAGGTGTCTGCACCAAAGGCACACGCTGCCGTTTACGATCTGTCGTAATCAAAACGGGGGTGGTGGAAGCCACCCCCAATTTTGAGGTTTGTTTATGAAAAAAACTTTGGTTTCCCGTGACAAAATTACGGGCAGAGAAACTCATTATCACCACAACGAAGATGGCGATGATATTGTAACAACCTCACAAAACGTCGATAGCCTTATTGCCAATAACAGGCGTGAGGCAAACGAGTTCAGGCCCGGCGACTTAATCGGTAATACTCAAGCCCACCGCAGAAAGGTGGCAGAGATACCGACAGGCTTGTACCACGAACTTTTGCAAAAGTTTGGCGATCCTCAGAAAAACCCGACAGAGTGGCGCAAGTGGCTCAATGATTATGACAATCGGTTTTTTCGGACTGACACAGGTAAAATGTAATGGCCCTAACAACCTACACAGAGTTGAAATCAGCAATAGCGTCATTTCTAGCGCGTGATGATTTAACAACAGATATTCCTGATTTTATCAGTCTTACAGAAGCGCGTATGAGCAGAGAGCTTGACACTAGAAGTCAGGAAAAGCGCGTCACGGCATCGACTACTGCCGATGATGAGTTCATATCTCTACCCACCGATTTGCGCGTTATTAGAATGATTAAAACAAACAACTCGCCGCAACGTGTTTTAGACTATCTTACGCCGACCAGTTTTTACACAGAGTATCCAACAACGTCGGGCGGCACACCAAAGGCATATACAATTATAGGAACCGAGGTTGCTTTGCGACCTATACCAAATGCCACGGTGACGGTTGAAATGGTCTATGGCGAGGGCGTTGATGCTTTGTCGGATTCAAATGCAACCAACACCGTTCTAACTAGGCACCCCGACGCATACTTGTATGGCTCTTTAACACACGCCTACTCATTCTTGATGAACGAAGGTCGGGCGCAAACCTACGATCAGTATTTTACTCGCGCCATTGATGAAATCAAACGTGACATGGAAAAAGCCAGATTTGGGCAGGGCGGTCTTTCCATGTCTACAGAATATATAGGAGCATAATATGTCAGCATTGAGCGATTACGCCGAAAACAAAATTCTCGACCATTTGTTAGGAACATCGGCTTACACATTTCCATCACAGGCTTATTTGGGTCTAAGCACAGGCTCGTTGGGTGACGACGCCTCTGGCACAGAGTTGTCCGGCAACAACTACTCCCGCGTTGCAATTAACTTTGACGCGGCCTCTGGCGGTACAACAGATAATTCTGCTGCGGTAGAATTTGCCGCCGCCACCGGGTCATGGGGTTCAGTCAGTCATTTTGGAATTTATGATGCCGCGTCTTCGGGCAATCTTCTTGTGCATGGCGCGTTTAGCGCAGCCAAGACGATTGGGTCGGGGGATATTTTGAAAGTTGCTGCGGGTGATCTCGACGTAACTGCCGCCTAACAGGTGGTGTCATGGCGACAAATACACCATCACTAGAACAATTAACGGGCAGTCTTGATGCACTGCCCAACACGCTTGACAATCTCGACGCACTGCCTTGGGAAAATCCAACTATTGACCAGTTGGATGCGTGGGGAACGCTGGACAGCCTTGATGCTCTTGGCACTTTAGATAACTTAACGTCGCTTGCGGTGCTGATTGCGCCAACAGCAACGGCAAGCATTGCCGTTACGGTTTCTGGACAGTTGCAGTTCTTCATTCCTATGGATGGGGCTGCGAGTGTTGCCGTAACGACTACCGCCGCAGCCCAGCGCATACAAAGCGTTTCAGGAACGGCGAATGTAGCTGTAACTGCTACAGGTGCCGCAATACCTGTCCGACAGGTTAGTGGCTCTGAAAACATTGCAGTTACTGAGGCAGCAAGTGCCATTTTGGTTCGCACCGTAGCTGGTGCAGCAGCCATCGCAGTCACGGAATCCGCTATAGCTACCAGAGTAGCGCAAGTAGCAGCATCGGTGACGGGGGCAGCATCAGTAGCGGCCTCTGCCGCGTTTATTGCGCGTATGGACGGAGCGGCAAGTATTGCCGTGTCGGTCACAGGGGCGGCAATACCTGTAAGACAGGTTTCGAGCGCAGTCAGTTTTGCCGTTACTACAGTGGCAAGTTACAACGCTGTTCTGTCTACTAACGCAAGCGTCGATGCAAGCGTGTCGGTGGTGGGCGCATCAATCGGAACTTTCCTTGCTGCCGGAACAGCAGACCCGACAGTTACGGTTTCTATAGATATAGAAAAATTAGGCGAGGATTGGACAGAAATAGCGGCAGGCTCAGAAACTTGGTCTGAGATAGCGGCTGGTGCTGAAACGTGGACACCCGCTTCAAGCGGCTCAGAGGTTTGGTTAGATCAATGATAAAGTTTGGCGAATGGATGCCCGATCAACCCGACTTTCAAAACGCCGGGTCTACTGAGGCGCAAAATGTTTTACCGTCTGCGTCGGGGTATGCTCCTATCAAAACTCTTGAGGCTTTAAGCGGTGCAGCCGACAACAGAATACGCGGCATTTTCCCCGCAAAAGACAATAGCGGTAACATTAAGCTATTTATTGGAGATGCAGGGAAACTCTACGAGTTCGATGCCTCTGACAGTGGTTTAGACAGCATCGGCAAGGGCGGTGGATACACGCTTTCTGATGACGAATATTGGAAGTTTGTCCAGTTTGGCGACAGAGTTATAGCTGCGGGGGGAACAGGCGAAACACTGCAAAGCTATGTGCTTGGCTCGTCTTCAACATTTGCTGATGTGTCGGGCAGTCCCAAGGCTAAGTTTATTGCCAGTGTGCGCGACTTTATCATGTCTGCCTACGTTGATGAAGGTAGCGGAGAGGTGCCTTACAGGGTTCGATGGTCTGCAATCAATGATGCAACGTCTTGGACAACCGGAACCAATCAGGCCGACAGTCAGGATATTGCTGACGCTGGTGAAGTCACAGGCTTGGTTGGCGGCGAGTATGCAACGATCTTGCTGGAACGGGCGATTGTTCGAGCAACTTATGTTGGTACGCCGCTAATCTTTCAGTTTGACAAGGTAGAAACTACGCGCGGTTGCTCACATGCAGGCAGCGTGGCAAATGTTGGGCACCAAGTCTTTTATCTTAGCAATGACGGTTTTTACGCCTTTGACGGGCAACGCTCACGACCAATCGGGGCGGAAAAGGTCAACAGATGGTTTCTGTCTGAGTTTGACAGCCAGCAAGCCGATAGAATGTCGGCTGCGGTTGACCCACAAAACCAGATAGTAATGTGGTCGTTTATTTCAAACTCAGCTACAGCCGCAGAGCCAGACAAGGTAATTATTTATAATTACGCACTAGACCGATGGTCTTACGGCGAGTTTGAGACAGAGTTTCTTGCCCCATATTTCACGGCTGGATACACCGTTGAGAATTTAAACAATATTGCGGCAACACTAGATGCTCTGCCAGCTTCTCTGGATAGCGACTTGTATAAAGGTGGTGGCTATATATTCGGCGGCTCCAAGCAGAAAAAACTGCATAGTTTCACAGGGTCGTCATTAGAGGCAATGGTGGAGACATCGGAGTTTAACGTCGCCACAAACAAACATGCTGTTCTTCACAGGGTCATTCCTTTTACGGAAGGTGGCACCGTGACTGTTCAGGTTGGGACAAGAAACCGCCAAACCGATAGCGTCACACTAGGTACGGCGGCTTCATTGAACGCAGACGGGTTTTGCCCGACCAGGTCACAAGGTCGGTTTCATAGAGTTCGGTGCAACCTAACGGGAAACTGGAACTTTGCACAAGGTGTTGACATTGATGGCGCAGCCACGGGTGAGCGTTAATGTCTAATCAGTTTCGCACACTGCCGCCAATGGGGGCAGAACCAAGGCAAATAGCCGAGGTCGTAAACAGAACGATTGATGGAAAGTTAAACAGCACGGGGTCTGTAACCTTAACTGCCAGCGCGACCAGTACGGTAGTTGCAGAGGCGCGATCTGGCCCGGACAGTGTTATTTTGTTTATGCCGACCACCGCAAATGCGGCGGCTGAGTTGGCAACAATGTTTGTCTCATCACGGGGAAAGCAGACGTTCACTATCACTCATGCGAACAACGGGCAAACTGATCGGACGTTTAAGTATGTCGTCATCGGATGAGTACCAGTTTTTGCCTGTACCTGTTGAGTTAATAGACAGCTTTTGGGATGCGGCACTAAAGTTTTTGCAACCCGCGATAGCTACGGCAGAAGGCAAAGTAGATGCTTACGACATTTACTCAGATTGCCAACAGCGCATATCAGTCCTGTGGTTAGTTGTAAAAGACGAAAATTTGGTCGCCGCAGTGACGACAAGAATTATTAATTATCCGCAAGCCCGGAAAGGATACGCCATCGAATACGTTGGCGGCAGGGATATGAAAAACTGGATTGACTTAGTGTTAGAAACACTAAAGCCAATCGCCAAACAAAATGGCTGCACACATTTCGAGGCTTACGGACGTTCTGGTTGGAAGCGTTGGTTGGGCAAAAGAAATTTTGAGCCAAAATTCATTCATTTTGAAATGGAGTTAGAAGATGGGTAAAGGTGGCGGCGGTTCACAAACCGTAACTCAGGTGCAAGAAATACCTCAGTTTTTGCAAAATCAATTACGAGACACCTATAGGTTTGCACAAGGAATACAGCCAGCAGTTTTTGCGGGTGATCGTATAGCTGGTTTTACACCGCTAGAACAGCAAGCGCAGTCGATGATTGCAGAACGAGCGGCGGCTGGTGATCCTACTGTTCAGCAAGCACAAGGCTTGCTAGGTGGTGTAATAGGCGGCGACACTCGACCAACTTATGCGGAGGGCTTTCTTGGGGACATAGCCGCAGGGCGATCTCAGACCAACCCATTTTTACAAACACAGATCGACAACGCGATTTCGGGTGCAGTCAATCAGGCGACATCTCAATACGCCCTTGGTGGTCGTTTGGGTAGCGGGGCGTTTGGCTCTGCCTTGGGCGCAGGGGTAACAGGTGCGGCGGCTCCTATTCTTGCACGACAGGTCGAGGCAGACCGCGCACGGCAAATGCAAGCTGCAAGCCAGCTTAGTGCGTTAGAACAGCAAAACCGCGCCCGTCAGTTGCAAGCGGCTGGCATGGCCCCAGCGTTGGCGCAACAAGAGTTAAGAGATTTGGCTATTCTGCAAGGCGTTGGTCAGGATCAGCGCGGGATGCAGCAAGCACAGATTCAGGCACAGCAAGACTTTATAAATGAACTTAATGCAGCCCAGCAACAACAGCTTGCTAACCGTGCTTCTGCGGCTGGTTTGAATCCCACTCCTACCGGATTTAACCGAACAGGGCCAAGCAACGCCCCCTCTGCCTTGAGTTCTGCGGCTGGTGGTGCATTAAGCGGTGCCGCGTTGGGTGGCCTTGCTGGTAATATGGGATTTAGCGGCGCACTTGGTTTGGGGGCAGGGCCGTTTGGGGCGTTGGTCGGTGCTGGTTTAGGTCTTTTAGGTTAGGGGTTTCTGATGAATATTAACGACTTAAATTTAGCTTCTAGTCTTGGTTTGCTCACGGCTGGCGCAGGCTTGCTTGAAGGGCAATCATTTAATCAAGCTCTGCGGGGTGGTCTAGGGGCGTACTCTCTTTTAGACGATATTTCGGCACAGGAAGAAGAACGTCGGCGGCAAGAAGCGCAGCAGTTAAATTTACAACGGCTGACCACAGCCGCGCAAATGGGTGGTCGCGACATGGCTGGCAATCCTGTGGACATGCAAAGCCTAGCTATGGCTGCCGCGCCAAATCTTGCCGCAGAGCAAATAATAAGAAATCAATTTGCCCCAAAGAAACCACCCACAACAGCAGACATTACAAACTTTCAATTTGCGAAACAAAACGGCTTTACAGGAAGTTTCTCTGATTTTTTGCAAAGTCAGGTGCCGGGCGGCGTTACCATGAACGTCCCCCCAACGGAAATACCGCCAGAAGAAGTCACTAACATTGACATTTCTACGGCGGCACAAGGGGATTTGTCAGGTATCGGTTCAAGGGTTGGTAACTTTGCAACAGGCCTTTTCGGAGGTTCATATGATGAACCTGCTTTAAGGGAAGCGGCAAACCTACGGGCTGTAAATCTGGGCGCACAAGTTCCTCTTACCAAGTCATTGTCTGACAAAGGTTCCGTTTATACGCAACAAAACATAGCAAGATTGTTGCCGCAACCGGGCGACACAAATGCTCAAATGGTTGCGAAGATGGAATCTTTGATTCCGTTGTTAGACCGTCAAATAAATGAAGCGAAAAAAGTTGCCCTAAATCCAAACGCTCAAGCGGCATACAGAACTAACGCGCTGGAAATGCTTTCGAGTGGGCCAGCAGCTTTGGCGGCTTACAAAAAAGCAGTTGAAAATTACAGGCGCAGAGAGGGGCAGCGAAGCCCGGTAACTCGCAAAACACAGCGCAGAGTTGTTCGTGACCCCAACACTGGCGAAATGAGATTTGTTGATTAAGGAAATATAATGGCACAAATTGTAAATGGCATTGAATTTCCAGATGATGCCACAGATGATGAAATCTTAGGTTTTTTCAATGCAAATCCAGATGCGTTAGAACAGGATGTTCCAACTTTTACAGACGATACTGTTGGAACAGCAGCGTTAAAAGGTTTTTACGGCGGCGTTGCCGATGTTGTCGGCGCACCTGTCGATCTTGCTAATTTTGCTTTACGGCAAACTGTGGGGCGTTTGGGGATACCGGGTGCCACCTTTGAAGGCCCAGCAGTCGGCGGCAGCGAAAGTTTGCGAGGTCTTTTGGAAGATGCTGGTGAACTGCCGTTTGCGCCCGAAGGTGGATACACATTTGGAGACATCGAAGAACTGCGGCCTAGCATAAGGCCATTTGCCGTAATGGGCGAAACTGCGGGGCAGTCATTGCCATTTGCTGTCGCACCTTTAGCTTTAGCAAGAACGGCTGGCCCAGCAATTCAGCAGGGCGGTAATGTTCTTCAACAAGTAGGGCGCGAAATTGTTGACACTGCCCGTCGTAAACCAATGCAGTTTGCCGCTACCGAAGCTGGACTAACTGCGGGGGCATCGGTTGGGGCGGGTGCAGCAGAAGCTATTGATCCGGGCGATCCAACATCACGATTGATCGGAGAACTAACAGGTGTTTTTTCGCCCACCATTGTTGCGACACAGTTGCTCCCTAGTCTTACTGATTCAGTTCGTAGGTTTACTTCAAGTTATACGCCGGGTGGCAGAGTGCGCGAGGCGGCGCGTGTGGTTCAACGCGAAGTCGTGCAAAGGGGAGAAAACCGTGAAACTTTAGCGAGAGCTTTAGAAAGCGATGATGCCATAAGTCCCGCAGCCACAGCAGGGCAGAGAACTGAAAGCGAGGCACTACTTGCTTTAGAAAATACGCTCATAAAAGAATCTGGGGAAACCAGCCAAGAGGCTGCAAAACAAGCTGAACAAGCTATTGACGATTTCAACGCAGCATATCGCAACGCTGTTTCTGGTGGCAATCCAAATGCTCTGCGCGAAATAGCCGTGCGACGCAAACAATATTTTGATGCTTTGCTCGACCAGCGCGTATCCCGCGCGGAGCAGGCCGCACAGGAAGCGGCAAATAATGCTGCCCGTCAGTCGCCCGAAGCCCGTACACAGGCAAATATGACTGGTCAAGCATTACTGAGAGATGCTCTGAAAGACGCGCGTAAGCACGAAAGCTCATTGTGGACAGAGGTTCCAAAAGAAACTCAAGTTACGCCATCTAATCTCAATGAAACCCTCAAGGCAGTAAAAGCAGAATTATTAGACGAGGAAACCCTGTCGGCTCCGATTGAGGCGTTTGGCAAGCGCGTGAAACAAGCGGTAGAGCCTGTTGGGACGCGTGAGGTCGGAATTACCTCTGGTGATTTATTGCGCTTTCGCAGCCGTGCGCTTGAATTTCAGCGCGACGCTCTTGGTGGCTCTAAACCTAATTTTGGCGATGCCCGTAGGTTTCGACAGTTAGCAGATGCGGCACTTGACGATTTAGCCACCATACCAGGAGCAGCAGCAGATGACGCAAGGCGTTTTTCTTTTGCACTAAATGAAAGGTTTAACCGTAGTTTTGCTTCCAAGGCACTTGGCTTTGACAAAGAATTAGCACTAGAAAAGGCAATAGCTGGTGGGGGCAGAGAGGCGGCTGTTCGAGGTCGCCAAGTTGAAGAAGCCGTGCAACCATTTGGCGGCATGGATGCAGATGCCGTGCGAGTTGGTGAAGCGCGAGTTGGCGAAATGCGCGAAGCGCAAGAGGCCGTGCTGCGCGATATGGCCCAGCAAACTCGAAATCCTGATGGAAGTGTAAATCCTAACGCTCTGAACAGATTTATTGAAACAAACCGCGAAATGGTACAGCGTTTAGGTCTTGAGCCTGTTTTTGCCGACGCTGCTTTAACACAGCAGATAGCAGACCGAATAGGGCAGCAATCGGGACGAGCAAGGAAATTTTTTGAGCAACGCTCTGCGGCGGCGCGTGTTTTGAATGTTGACGACCCGGCTGTCGTTGTCCGTCGTGCATTGGCATCTGACACTGTGTCGGCAGATTTCAAATCTCTAGTTTCTTTGGCTCGTAAAGATCAGTCTGGTCAGGCATTAGATGGGTTGCGGTCAGCAGTTTTCGATACTTTATTTGATGGAGCAACAGTTCGCAGTGGGCTGATTTCTTCCGATAGGCTTGCAACAACTTTATCACGAAAGGTTGGCAATAAAACATTACGTCAGCAGTTAATTGATAGTGGGGCTTTGACAGAGGGGCAGGCAAGAAACCTAGATCGTGTGACGGCTCAAGCGGCTCGTTTTGAAAACGCCCTAAATTCAGGTGCTACTGTCGATGACTTGTTGGCTACCGAAGATGTGTTTTTTGACCTTTTCACTAGATTAGTGGGCGCGAACATTGGCGGGGCTGGCGCAGTAGGACAAGTTTCTGGCGCACCTTTGGTTGCCGCCCAAGCGGGTTCGAGGGCTGCACAATCTGTTTTGAGCAAGGTTCCTCGCCTTCGGGTTCGAGAGGTTTTGAAAGAAGCGGCTTTTAACCCAAAGTTTATGGCGGCACTGCTTCGCAAACCTGTTGGTGTGCGGGCAAAAAACGCGCGTGATCGACAAATCAGAGCGTTCTTACTTCAAGCGGGAATAATTGAGGAAAACGAATGACCAAATCAAACATATCTCAGTACGACGCTACAGCGTCGAACAACACAGACATCGACGGAACAGACATCGCGGAAAATTGCAGCCCTGCGGGAATAAACAACGCAATTCGGAGCCTTATGTCTCATCTCAAGCAGA